GGACTTGACCTTCCAGTAACATTTCCAAGGCTACATAAATACGAGGATTACAGAAAACGTAATCTACCGCATCGATACCACCCTGAGCGCAATCGTGTAGAGCCAACCCTAACAGTTCTTTAGTTAGGTTATGTTGAGCTCCACCAGCATCCTCAACCGTTTCTACGTTGACGGTCTTGGCTTGCCATTTATTACTGGTAGTAAAATCAGTATCACCATCCGACCCTACTGAAGTGTTATGGGTGTTAAAGTAACCTGATAACAATCCCAGATCTTCGGTGCCGGATTGATTTTGGAAAGTACCCAAATCTGTACGAGAGAACCCGCCCAGATCGTTACTATCCAACACACTAAAGATACTGTGAATACCTCCAACTGCGTCGTGAGAGCTGCCAGCGTTAGTCAGACCACCAGACCCACCAGTTTCCTGGTTGGTCAAAGCGTAGGCTTGAGCATTGGACATATCATCAGCCATCAACTCGGTTTCACGAGCGAAGATGTTGAAGATTGTCTTACGGTCTCTCTCCGGTATAGAATCGATCGATTCTATGTTAAGAAGGTCGTTGATGTTGAGCGCACTATTCTCCACCAACATATCTTCTGTGATACGAACATTAACAGCTAGGTTTTTCCATTGATACTCAACCTGAGCGAACTGACCACCGGCTCCGGTAGTCGCACCGGCACCACCAACATCGTCAGTAGCGTCAGTGGTCGCATCGGTTCTCCAAGCTGTTAATTGCTCGGACCCGTAGTACCATTGGTGTTTATTCCTGTTATATCGGACTTGGGCCCGAATCGAGTTGCCAGTATCTTCCTTGGCATTCTCTTGTAGTACCCGTAATAACGGGCTGGTTTTAGAAAGTAGAGCTGTGTTCAGCCCCTGTTGAGATGGCAAAGTTGCCATCTCGATCTGTTCGAGAATAGTAGTTGCTGCGCCACCGACTGCGGCCATTGTAAAATCCCCCAATGGCGTAGGGTGTTATTGACCCTATCGCCCGAGATACTGCAATAGGTCCGGATTAGCAGCCACAGCAGAAGCTCTCTCGGTGGGACTCATCTTCTCTAGCCTTTCTACCATATCACCTTCACTCACTTGCGGTGGTGACGATGTATTGGATCTGGCTTGAGGTAATGGTTCACCGGCTGAGGCTCTCTGTTGGGCTTGATTCTGTTTTTTCTGATTACGCTGCGAGTTCAGATTAGCCACCTTATAAGCGCTTTCAAAATCGCCTTGGATGTTGTAATCGTGAATTAACTGAGCGTCTTCAACACTAACCCCAAACTGTTGTTGCAGTTTTGTGATTCTGGAATCAACGGCTTGTGCTTCGTCGCGTTGAGCTTGTTGAGTTTTTAGGTCAACAATTTCGTGCGCCATTTCCCGCACTGCCCGCTGATATACATCTTCTTCTTGGGGTTGATTGTCCGCGTAACCGCCTCGTCTCAAGTTATCGATCTCAGCTTGTTGGGATTCCAACTGGGCTTTTAGATCGGCTCGATCCTGACCCATTTCGGTGATCTTCTGTTTAGCTGTTAATCTTTCGCTATCCATTTTCTCACGTAGGGTCGAGAGTTCGGCTTCAATCGGGTCAACGGGTTCAGACGAGTCCTCGGTAACAGTGGTTCCCTCTTGGGGAGTTGTTTCGATGGGCTGCTCGTTCATAGCTTCTTATACTCCTAACTGATTAGCTACATTGGGTTCGGCCAGTCCAGGTTGTGCAGGATTATTGTCTGCCGACAGTCCTAACTCTGGGTTGTTGGCCAATTGTTGTTGAAGAACTTGAGCCTGATCCATGACATCAAAGATCTCAGCTCGCCGTTCTTCAGAAAGTTCGACACCGGTGTATCTGATAAATTCTTTAACATCAAAGACACCAGATTGGACCATAGCAAAAGCGTAATTGATACGGTCGGTCATATTCAAAGGCGCATCGGCCTTAGATTCGATTTCCACGCTATATAACAGTTCTCGCATGGCTTCATTGAATAACAGGTTTTCACCCTGATCATAAGTTCGCGTCTCTCTGGGATCATCAAACTCTTTATACTGTTGTAACAGGCTGACTTCCACTCTAGCTTGGCGACGATAGGATACGTCCAGACTCTGGATCTTGGGTACTTGACGGTTGTAAGCGTTACCGGTCAGGAGACTGACCATCTTACCCGAAACGTTGGAGCCGGGTGCTTGACCTTGTAAAACAGGACTGACACCGGCCACCTGTTCCTGAGCTGTCTGTTCCAACTCTTTGACTAATCCCAAGACATCCCCTGGAATGGGTGCTGGTGGGATTCGTTGCACTTTACCTATATCTTCCACCGGTACAATCAGACCGGGTTGGTTAGTTAAGTCACCATAATCGACTGATCCGTCCTCGATTAACCATTGTGAATTGGACATCAGTAAAGCGTTAGCGATAACAGTGTTATAGAGAATGTTGGTCCCGTCTTGTATCGATAACAGTGGTTCTACTTCAGATCGGCCGTGAAATACGTGAGGTAACGGTGATGAGGTATAACCGATAATAGGGAACTCGTTATGCCAATATGGGTTGGGTTGATCGTAGACTATCTTTTGTTCATTGATACATACCACTACTCTGGATCGGTTAGCTTGTTGGCGTTCCTCATCGTAACGATAATCAAACGCTTCCGAAATCCCGTGATCAGCGTCGAAATAGACCTCTAGGACCGGATACCTGTTACGCTCATATCGGGTTTCAGTGGTAAGTTCTCCGCGTGGTGCTTTGAAATAGTTCCGTACCCGTCGCAAGAATCCACGACCGCTCTTAACACTATGATCAGCCGATTGATCGGCATCAGACCCATCAGCGTAATCGGATTCCTTGACTCCGTACAGGTGTTCGATGTCAGCCGCATCCAGATAGGTCCGTACAATCACATACTTGGAGTCTTGGAAGTCCAATCTAGTACCCATCGGGTCGACCAGTACATCTTCCATCGGGATAATAGGTAGCTTGATCTCTTGCATATAGGGGCAATAATGGACTTTACGAAACCCGGTCCCGTTGACCAACACATCCATTAACAGCTTACTGATCTCTAAACCTTCACCTCGTCGTTGGTGCGTAGCATCTAGGATGGTCTCCAACTTCTCAGCTAACTCTTTATCAGTCATCCCCGTCGGGATCGGCATCCCTATATCGTTATCTGAGATAACAGCTTCCATATCAGGGAAATCAGCTCGAATAAAGTATTTAGGTCGAGCTTGGGATAGAATGGGGGCTAATGTATCCACCACCGGTGCCACGATGTTACGGGTCAACCTGAACTTCCAGCTCGGCACTTCAGCATCGACCAGTGCTTCACCTTCTTCGATCAGGTATTGACTACCCAACAGATACAGCCAGGATTTCCGAGCCACCTTAATACGTTGACTGATAGCGTCTTCAGCTTCAGCCCGCATAGCTTTGATAGATTGGAGTAAGTCGTCTTCGTCGTTGATCAGTTCAAAACTTTCTATTTTATCAGACATAATCCCATACCGATTTCGGTTTACGATCCTCCTCCCACCTACGTTCTTCTATCAATCGTTCTTTTTTCTCGACCCATCTGCTAGGTTTGGGTGCTGGCAACCCTTCGTGAGCTAACAGAGCTGAGATACAAGCGAAGACCCCATCATCAAACCAACCCTGATCATCCTCACCCGGTTTTCTCCGTTGACCCTTCTTAACAGCTTGAGGTTTGCCATTGACGGTAACAAAGTTGTTCAGTTCTTGCAATATCTGGTCATCATAGACCAGGAACTCACCCTTATTAAAGTAGGTCTGTAACAAGGCCACCCCTAACCGACGGGTGGATGAGGTGTTACGCCAACCAAATCGAGACGAATCACTGATCTGGATGTCTCGTTCTCGTAACAAATTACCTGCTCCACGTTCCGATAGTAGGAGGTTGACCGCACTACCATCAGCATTACTCTCCACACAGATGGAAGCGTTATCATAATATTTAGCTGCCCACTTAATCTGATCAGCGAAATAATCGAGAGATAGTTGTTCACCCTTACCGGCTCGGATAACACAGACCACTTCCATCGGTAACCGTTTCATTACCACGGCACAACTATAATCGCCAGTATCTAACCCCTCAGCCACATCAGCCCCGATAATGTAACCCGATTTGTAGGCTTCGTCTGGGAAGCGATAAACTTTAGAGACAGCTACACCCATCGGTCGGAACTCTACACCACGCGGTGTCTCATTAAAGTGACCCTTCTTAACTCTTGGGGCTTTACTTTTCAGTTGACCTATCCGGTTGAGATCGAATATCGATGCTACTTGAGTCCTGAAGGCTACTTCCCAACTAACTGGATACTGTCGATCAAACTCATGTATCGAGCCAGCGCATCGGTTGCGAATAGCGTGCCGTCTCCAGTTGATTTTCTCTAAGGTCAACTCTGGATGGGCTTCGACCAACTGTTGTTCGTTGCCATATTCGTCACCCTCGGCGTTACCCAAACTGTTACCTAGTTGTTCTTTAGTTAGATCGGAATCGAAGTCTCGTTGATATTCTTCGTGGGTGAACCAGGGAATAAATAAGGGGAAAAAGTCCGATTTTCCATTAACAGCTCTGATCCATTCTTGATAGAAATCGTCACCATGTCGGTTAGCTGTGGATTCCAAGAAGATAGCACTATCAGTGTCAGGAACCGTCTGGTACAACATGCTGATAGTTTCTCGTAGGTTACGGAAGAAAGCGGCTTCTGATAAGTGGACCACCTGGAATGTAAAGCTAGTGATAGTTCCACCCTCAACCCGTATCTGACTGTTGAGCGGGGTGGCGAACTTCATAAAGGTGTTCTCTCTTGTAAACTCACGCTTTACGCCCATGTCGGGTAAGTTATCAGCAAATGTCTTGTACATCTGGAAGATATTCTTAGCCGATCCACCCTTCTCCTCAGTGATTATCAGAGCGTTAGTGTTAGCTTCACATAAAGCCCGTAAGAAACAGTAAGCGCCGATACCGGTGCTGGACCCCTGTTGTCGACCTTTTAGAGCTATGATCCTGATCGGTTTCCCTTCCGACTCCATCTTAAAGACCGTTTCCAAGATCTTTAACTGGGTGTTATTGGGGATCAGCGGCCGTAACTGACGGAACTTATCGTGAATCTTCAGCAACCCGGCCATGCTGTTGATCATTTCCGTCAACCCCGCTATTAAGAGCTTGGGGTTGCTCTGATACAACACTTGGGAGGTCTGTTGAAGCCAATCGAGTTCCGAAGGTTCTAAACTGGTCAATAAGGATGTTAATATCGATTTGTTGTCCATTGTGCGCCGATGAGCTGGGTGTGAACCCAGGTTCTGTCTTAATTCCTAGTAACGACATCTCTAACTGTATGCCGTCTTTCAAAGCTGTTACCGCTGTCTTGAGGTGTTTACGGGCTTCGTCACTATCCATCTCCTCGATGTCGGATTTATGGATAACTTGAACGGCGAACTCCTGCAGGGTCTGAGCACTGCGAATCATCTTCTGTCGAGATTTCATGTTAGTATCGATCAATCGTTTCTGAAAGATACTATCCTGATAAGCATCGAAAGCTTCAGACCTATCATCCCATCGATAATTTTTACGCCACTCTTTCCAGCGTGGGTTCATCGATTTGGTCTGTTTACCATCCGCCCGCTGTAACATTTCCCAGGCTTGGCGTTGGGTCCGATCCAATCCCATGTCACGATAAGCACAGAAGGCTCGAAAAGCTGTAGCTGTCTCACCTTCCAACTGATCCCAAAATGCCATATCTACCAACCGAACTTCTGGGTTTTTAACCAGAATTTCTTCTGACTGAAAGCTCGAATCTGTTGTTTCTCACGTTTAACCAGATCAGCATCCTCGTTGACGTGAGGCTTGGTCAGTTCCCGACTCACTTTAGGTTGATCCGGTTTCTTTTTACCGAACAGTTTCATCTATTCCGGGATTAAAGCTAATAGTTCCAATTTAGTGTTACCACTACTGTAGCTAATACTCTCCTGATCCAGATAGGCTTTAATCTCATCCACTGTGTTGTCATCTGTAGGTTTCTCTAGTGGTACTGGGAAGTTAGCCCAATGAGCGGTTGCCACATTAGCACTATCACCCAGCAGTTCAGCAGCCCTGGCCTCATCACGTAGACCGATCACACCACGCCAGTTACCGACATGACTCTTGGTAGTAACAGGTGGGATCTCCACCTCGTTACCGTCCTCGTCTAGTCCAGTCTCGCCACTGATGGTCTTTTCATAATAGGTGCCTTTTTTAACCTGAATGGCACCCGATTCAAGGCACTCGATTGCATCGATTTGTTCTATTTCAGTTATTGTTGTTGCCATAATTTATGCCCCTTGTTAAGCCTGGTAGGTATGAGAAAGTTGAATATACGGAGTACCTACAATCTGACTAACG